TCGTCCACCCATGATTTAAATCGGTCGATATCGGACCGCTTTCCTTGTCCAACACTAGGAAAATTCCCTCTTTCTTCGAAAGACCCTTCTTTTTTGCAATAGTCGCGATTTTGGCTTGCAGTTCCTTTTGCTGGTTCAAGGTGGGCGCGCCGTCCAACTTTTTCTTTAACCGCTGACATGCGTTTTCGCTCATCCAATAATACGTATCCCTGGAGATGGGGTGTGCCAGTAGATCCTCTCTCTCTTCCCACGATAAGGTAGGCAACTCCCGGGGAGTCTCCCCACTCAAGAATCTTCCGATATTCATCTTCATTGTAATTGTTCAAAGTGAAGCACCAGGATTTGGTGCGGGACATGAGAAAAATGAGACTAGGGACAGGACCGAAGTGTGCTGGGTAATACTGGTCCAGCACACAATTTAAAATCGGCAATGAGCGCCATCGTACCCTATGTCGCACGTCGTTACATGACTAGAGGCGTTATAAAGCCATACAATGCTGCCGCCTCCCAAATTCAAATGGCATTCCGTCGATCTAAATTTAACAAACGGGCATTCCAACGACGGATAGTTTCCTCATTCGTTAACAACCGTTGGGTCCGATCGGCGGCGGCGCGCACGATCCAACGGGGATACAAAAAATTCAAATTCAAACCTCGTGGGAATACTGCTACTACACGAGCCAATGATGATCTCCTTAACTTTACCTTAACACCTGGAGTTCTCCGTATTGACCCGGTTCAACTTGTTGCAAGAAGTTCAGATGCTCCAAACAATCGCAGAAACAATGCTATATTCTTATCTGGCATTAAGTACTGTTATCACTTCAACATAAATAAAACTGCCTCAGATGTTACTAACCAAAACCTTGATGTACATTTCGCAATGATACAAATGAAAGGTGGTTTGGGTACCCAAGGAGGTTGGAATACACCTGCTATATCTACTATGGTTAGAGATAATTTCTTCCGTGAAAGAAATGATTCAAGCATCGATGTGGACGTACGCGTTCGCCCTTTTTTTGACTATGTTGCAGGTTCACAATATGATTTTGGAAAAACTTGTCTAAGTCTTGCACCTGACAAGTTCAACGTCTTGTTCCATAAAAAATTCCCTCTTTATGCCCGAACTGCAGACCCTGCTAGCATCATACCTATAGGTGGAAAACCTTACATGAGACGTGTTGAAGGTTACATGAAAATCAAAAAACGTATTAATTTTCACCAAAATACAGATATCCTTGGGGAGAATCCTTTCGTATTCGTGACTTGGTGTAACGGATTGTGCAGAGACAATCATCCTACACCTTTTGCATTATACACGGCAATGAATGTTGATAGCCGTTTACAAGTTTATTTTCATGATATTTAATCCAAATAAACTACGTTATATCTGTCGTCAGACATTTTAGATCGATCCGGTTGTTCGTTGCACATCACTATAACATGTGGAATCTTCAAAAGAAATTTCATCTGAGAATGATATTTCGGAGAGAATACCGCCCGATCCTTTAGACTCTCCAATACTTCGTATCTCAAATACTCCATCTGACCACGTGGAACGTTGATAAAAAAAATAGAACATTCAGGGTTGATTGCGTGAGCCAAATCATCCCGTTTTCCAATAGATAATAATTGTACCGCCTTTCCAAGTTTTGATAATGCGTAACGGCAAAACCAAGATTTCCCCTTACCACCTTCTTCATCGTAATAAAAATTTATTACACGATCGTCAATACATTCCTCTTTTAGGACTTCCATTAATTCGTTTTGCCATCCCCGTAAATTCCCGTCAACAAGAATTGGTGCCGGGCACAGGTGGTCGAGCAGGGACATAAGTCTGGATTGGTATCGCAACCAGAGTGAAGAGTGCTCAGTAGCGACGAGAGACTCAGGGGGACGAGCTCCATGTTCTCTGACGTAGTCGTCCACCCATGATTTAAATCGGTCGATATCGGACCGCTTTCCTTGTCCAACACTAGGAAAATTCCCTCTTTCTTCGA